ATCAACGCGTCGACGAGGGAGGCTCCGGTTACGGAGGTTGGAGCGAAGTGGAATTTCTCCAAGCTTTCAAGGAGTGTTCTTGCTATCCCAATCGTCTGTGACTTCCCTGCAGCAGGAGGGCCGACGAGGATTGTGTAGAGGTTTGGGTACAGGGTTCCAGGAGATTGTATCCAAATCTTCTGCTCCAAGCAAGCAGCGAGGGTGGTGATCGCAGACCAACGGCGGTATAACTCACAGCTCTCCGTTTCATCGGATGCATACTCTACGAACCGGTCGATCCAAGATGCTAACCTGCGGCGTTCGCTTCCGTTTGTCCCCACCCCTGTACGTCTTGAGGCCGTCCGGATTGGTTTCAGCATGATAAATACCCCAATTCCAACCAGTTTTGACTCCGTATGGAATGACAAATTCCCTTCGGCCTTTAAGCTGAATGGGGTAGCGTAGCTGGTCTAGGACCAGCGGGACTATTTCATCTTCAGCCTCCTGTGGATATTGGAAAAGGATTGCGTCGTGGATTTGCATCAGAAGTTGACATTGGTTAGCTTCCCACACCTTGAGCATCCCACGGTTAAGGATATCGGCGAGTGAACCCTGAGGATCGAAAGCAATCGCTTCTCGCAACACTGCGGGATCGTCACGGCGACCCCAGAAGCAACGCTTGCGTCCTGTGAGGGAGATGAGGTACCCACTTCTTCGGATCTGGTCTTCGACGTGTTCGTGCCATCGCTGATGGGCAGGGAAGGCGGAGAAGTACTTGGACTGGAAATCTTCAATGAGATCCTGTTCGACGTGAGCTTGGATTCCAAGAGTTCTAGGTTTGCCTCCGTAATTAGACCCGTGGCCAATTTTCTTGCACATGAAACGTCGGTCGTAATGTCGATAGTAAGGTTCTTCAGCCAGTTCTCGATCGCGTTCAGCATCATTTGTCCATCCCAAGTTTGGCCAAACGAGCTTCGCGACGTTAGTGTGTAGGTCACCCCTCTCACACGCATTGAGATAAGTTCCATCTCCAAAGAGATTCCACTCGATTGCTCCGACACATCTACTCTCCCCTTGTTGTGCATCTGCATATGCCATTTTCATCCCTGGATCGGCGATAAAAATTGACCGAAGGGCCTCTTCGATATTCTGAAGGTTAGTCCCGGTTCCAAATTCACTAAAGGACGAGGACAATCTTCCAGTAGTCGTTCCTCCGATGTTGTAGGAAGTTCGCATTCGACCGTCAGGGTCAATTTCAGTCTTGAGAACTGATATCTTCTTGCCAAGGTCACGCAGACATTTAATATGGAAGCAAATCGCCATAGCGATTGGGTAGACTTCCATCTTTTCAAGAGCGTCCCTGTTAACAGTCGGCCTTCCGAGGCGTCGTATAGGGGGAATTCCAAGACGATCATAGAAGAGCTCCATTAGTTGGGTGGGTGAACGCCAGTTGAATCCAAACATCCCGCAGGATCCACGAACAATTTCCTCTAAGGATTCCTCGAAGGCTTCGAGTTTTTCGTGGTATTCTTCGACGACTTCAGCCCTTCGTATGGCATCGACCAGAACTCCCCGTAGCCGCATTTCGAGCACTGGTCCCTGTAGACTACGACTGAAGTTGTATGTCCCTCCTGTGTGATTATCAAGCTGTGGGAGAAGCACTGAAAGCACTTCAGAGGTAACCGTACAGTCGAGGCCATTGTAAATTTGACTCCTCTCAAAGGGGGTTAAGGTTTTGAAGTCGGTGGTGGAGGTGTTGATGATTTTCATTTAGTCGTCCCGCTTGATCGTATCATGATCTGTTCTCATATGTTTCCAAGCCCCCTCATCAGTATACAGTGATCCGAGAAACCCCAGTCCCTTCAACGACTCAGGCTGCAACGCATGATGCAACAGCATCGTATCGTGCTCAGCATTAGCTACTCTGATTCCTGCTGCCCTGTAGAGGAACGCAATATCGTAGAGGCCGTTTTGGAATAACTTTCTGATGCTTCCTTCAAGGATATCTCGGATAAAATCCCAAGCTTTTTCTTCAGCATCTCGAGATCCCCAGTAATTTTTATCCTTTCTTCGAGTGTCAAGGAATGGAATAGTAAGCGCCACACTTGCTGATGGTGCGAATCCAATACAGGTAATTTGGTGGCCAGCAGTCTCAATGTCAACAGAGAGCACTTCGCAGTTGACAAGGTAAAGTCTACTGAATGCATGAAGATCCTCCAAGGTTGGTTCGATCCAGATCTCACGTTTCGGCCGACGAAGGTCAGGGAATTTCGACTCTCGAAGAGCTTTGGCTAAGTCGAGAACGACGACTGGTCGAAGTTCCCATTGACGAAGGACCGCAGCAGGGTGATATGTGGGCAATACCTTAAATCCGCTAACTGTGTGAGTTGAGATATCAGTCGTTCCCCTGAATTTTGAGATAGCAGTTTTGCCAAACATGGCCCACATAGCCGTATTTCCGAGTGCAATGATAATGTTTGGATTACATTCGAGTATCTCGTCTCCCAATCGGAGAAGTTCTGGCTCGAATTCAGATCGGATGTACTTTCCGGATCCAATTGCAGGATACCCTGGAATGGCATTTGACTTCGCTCCACAGAGGGCTTCGATTTTGTTCCACTTAGGCCGAAGGTTGAAGACGTTCGTGAGGAAGCACTCGGCTCGTCGAATTCCTGCTTCCGCAAGCATCTTCGTAAGGTGGTAGCCAGACGCTCCAACAAATGGGGCACGTTGCTTCTCCTCTTCAGCTCCCCAAGCTTCGCCAAGGATGAGGATGTTCATGATACCTCCGTGAGGAAGGGGAGCATTTGCGCTCCCCCTTGACGAAGTTAGTTGGTAACTGGTGCAGTGTACTTCACGTTAGCGTAGGTACTCTCCCCATCATCGGAGAGAACGTGTTTGACGTTAATCACAACCTCCTTCCCAACACACTCTTCGATCATATCATCCCGACTCGGACCCTTCCGCAGCACTCCAACGTCACTGAGGAACTTGTCCAAGCGACTGATTGCATCAGGAGTTGTGTAGAAGGTGATCCGTGGGCTGGTCGTTCCGCGAAGCTTCTTCGGCTCTCCGCCTTCACGCTTCGACCATTCCTTCAGCTCGCCTTCATCTACATCATCGAAGGCTTCGAGAATCTCCCCATTAAAAGTGACGTACGGAGTTCCCTTCTTCGTCGACTCATCCCTGATAGGCTGGCCCACGATCTTGACAAGGTAGGAACCAACAGGTAGGGGCTTTGGACGTTCCACAACTCCCGAATGGGGAGCATTCATAAGGGTATCCGCGAGACTGAGTTGAGGTTTTGCCATTTTACATTCTCCTGAGTTTTGGTTTCATGATTTGAGGTTTGGGTCTGAGAGTTTCAAAAATCTTCGCAAGTCCGTCTTCAACATCAAGTTGTTTCTCCATCTCAAAGGGTTTCGGATTGGCTAAGTCAAAGACCGTTGATGAGACTGTTTCTATTACACGTTTCCCTCCTGCTTTGGTTGTGTATCGGACGACGGTGTTGAAGTAGCGTGGAATCGCAGGGCTCAAAGCTGATCCGACGGCGACAGGATACCCTTTGATCTGGCCTTCGATATCCATGTACTTCACATGACTGATCACGATCACGTTGGTTCTGAAGGATTCTCCAGTGACGTAAGCGAGGACATGCTCGACAGCATCCTGTGCGCTTTTGTAAACAGCTCGTATATCATGCTTACCTGATTTCGTTTCTCCGCTGAGGGCTTCATGGAAGTCGAAGGCTGCATCAGACATGAAGGTAAGGGAGTCGAGGACGAGAATGCAATCAGGTCCCCAGTCCGCAGGTCTTCCCAAATCAACGTCGTCGTACTTCCAGTTGTCCAGCATCTTAGCAGCGGTGATGAATGCCCTTGGCTTCCCTGAAACCTTGGGTCCTTCGGAAGTTGATACCCTGTCATCTCTGAGTGTCCTGTATTCGACGTTGTTGATTTTGTCTGGGCATTCTCGGAGGACGAACTGTTTGAGAACGTCCAGTCCGTTATCAAAGTCCAAGATTCGGAGGCGATACCCCGCTGATACAAGCGAAGCCAGCGAGCCAGTTTTGCCGCTTTTTGAATCCCCCTCGATGAGCATCTTTGTTTGTTCATTGGATTGATGTTGGGCTAGGTTCGGCATTGGCGATTACCTCTGTGTAGAATGTGAGAAGGTCACCCTCCTTAACATCCGCATGGGGGCCAGTGATCTTGATGACAACTCTGTTGGGAAGTTCCACCCACCAGTCTAGTACCCTCCCATGTTGTTCAACTTTGATAACTGGGAACTTTCCAACTACGACTTTGAACCTCATCTTGGCTTCAAGTGAGTCCATTTTACCAACTCCTTATCTTGTCTTCAACGGATTCCAAGGTTCACCTCTTACAAAATCTGACTTGAGGAACTTTTCACGAACTGAGGGAGACTTCGAGCAAATCTGCCGAAACTTACAACCTCCGTACTTATCACAGGCAGTGTCATTCATCGGCCAGCTTTCAGAGGTAGCGCAACCCTTCATAACGTTAGTCCAATGCCGAAGGTCTTTGAGCCATTCCTCATTCTGATCCGCGGTACGATACGTGATACCACGGGAGAATTCGGAGAAATCCTCCTTGACCTGAGCTACGTCGATGATGACACCTTTGATCGGAGTCCCGATTACAATCTGCCCCGCGATGGAGTAGAGGGACATTTGGTTATCAGGTTGGTACTGA